AAATAGAACATATAATTGTTGAAAAAAATATTAATACAAAAAATAAAAAATGTTATTTATATTTGAGTATATTAAATAAAATATATAAATCTCTTCAGTTAAACAGACCAATGGTAGTTGCTTTATCAGTAGCATTTGAAGAATTACCATATATCAAAAATAATGTTGGATTAATAATTATAAATTATGAAATAAAAGATACAATTGAAACATTAGAAGAAAAATTAAAAAGGGCATATTATCAAGCCTATTGCAGTAATTTTATTATTAATTGTCCTTTACCAAATATTGGAAATTTTGAATTGCGTAATTATGTAGATTGTATTATTTCATCCATGTATATTAAAAGCGACTTTGATTTTAAAATTGCTTGGAATTGTAGCAAGTTACCTATTGAACAAATGTATGTAGGTTCTGTATCAATAATTCATAGTGATAATACTATGGATATAAATATGTGTTTGAATACATGTTCTAAAAATTATAATAATTCCAATAATTATATTGATAATTATTTTAAGTAAATAATTAAAGGTGCGGTTTTAAATCTTCAAGGGTGTAAAGGTGGTTATACTCTCGGAATAAATGTATCTCCAAAATTATTCATTTTTTCCAACTTGGCAATTGTTTTATCTAAATTACTCTTATTTACATTTGTAAATAAATAGTCTGTCTGTGGAGATTTTTCATTCTTTTTTATTTGTTTGTATATATTGTCAATCTTGCCAGTTACAAGCGTCACTTGATCTTTATTCTTTAATAGCTCTTCTTCTAAATTAACAGGTTCAGTTAAAAGCGCCACAGCATAATACAAAATATATCTTCTTTTTTTATTACAGCTATTAGAATACTTCAATGTAAACAAATTCAAGAGACTTTTCATAATCTTTTGAACCAATTTATGGTGTTTTTCTGATTCTTGTATAAGAGCATCCCAAATTAACCATACAACGTCTTGTTGGTCTTTATTACTGACTGGAATTTTTGATCTTCTCTCGCACTTGCACGGTTCTTTCTTATTTTTGCATATTGTCTCAAACTCTGAAATCCACTCAATCCAATAGCACGCATTTATGCAGTTCTTTCCGTCTTTTGAAATATTATATGTAAATTCGTTAATTGCTATATATAACTCCTTTGGATCTCCGGGCAAAATTATGTGTTGCGCATATTGCGCGTTTGGTGCTTTTAATTTGTCAGTCATGTGCGTCATATCAAAATCTTCTTTTTTGATTTTCACTTCATCAAAACTATGCTTGCGTTTTGCATCACATAGAATGCAAATAATTTCGCAAAATAACTTTCTAATCTTATCACTATTTCTCATTTTAATTTCATTTCCATTGTATCCATTGCTAATAATTTCCTTAAATGCTTGTATTCTTAAATCAAGATATATGGCAAGTTTAGGATTTCCTAAATGAATGTGTTTACTATAAAAATAAAGAATAATTTCCCACAAGTCACTATAATGACCCGAACATATAAATTCTGCACACCAATAGCACGCTGGCTCTATTTTTGATTTTGATAAATTATTTAGTAACTCTTTTTTTACGTCGGTTTTTTTGAATTCAGAAAATGTTATACCTTTAAATTCCTTTTGTTCTCGCATATCATTGATTTCTATTTCAGACATTTTGTTTATAATTTATATAAAACAAAAAAAATCACAACAATACATATAGAAGGAAATGACAACCAATATTCTTAAATATATTACTAAACCATTGCAATCCATTTCTAGCGTGTATAAAAAATCATCCACATGGGGAAAGGTGTTATTTTTTGTAATATTGTTATTAATCGTCGTTGGAATTTTTAGAACAACTAGAACAGGAAAAGAAGGTTTTGAACAAACAGATAAGTTTATGTTTAAAACCGATTCTGATGTTTATGATGATTTCTATAGCGACATTTACGATCATTTGGTTTTCAACAACTTGAAAGATGATTATGAGATTGGTCAAATTGTTAATTCAACTAAACCTACTCAAGAAAGCATTATTTTAGATGTTGGTTCTGGAACCGGCCATCACGTTGGACTTTTGAATAAAAAAGGTTTTAAAGCAATTGGTCTAGATAATTCGCATTCTATGATTGAAAAGGCAAAGGAGAATTATCCCGAATACGATTTTGTTGAAGGCGACATTTTAAATGCAATGCAATTTCAACCTCAAAGTTTTACTCACATTTTATGCCTTTATTTTACATTATATTACATCAAAGATAAAACCCAGTTTTTCAATAATTGCATGAACTGGTTAATGCCAGGTGGAAGCTTAGTTGTTCACATTGTTGATAGAAAGATGTTTGACCCCATTTTACCACCAGCAAACCCACTTTTGATGCTGACTCCTCAACGATATGCAAAAGAACGTATTACATCAAGTAATGTTAATTTTGAAGGCTTTAAATACAGTGCCAATTTTGAATTAGACGACGGCAAGAACTCTGCAAAGTTTGTTGAGAAATTCAAAAACAAGGAAACTGGAAAAATATTCAGAAAACAAGAGCACAAGATGTACATGGAATCCGAATCAGATATTTTAGTCCTTGCAAAGAATGCCGGGTTTATTATACAAGGAAAAATAGATTTAATCAAAGTTGGTTACGAATACCAATACCTATTTATCTTTCAAAAGCCTGCGTAACCATCTTTAGAAAAGGTGGTGCCAAATGAATAAAAATCTTTATTATTTTCATGGGTTATATGCATTACACGCAGATACAAAGACGTTAATCGCGTAAACATGCGCTACTTTTACTCGCAATAAATAATATGTATCAATACATTCTATACATATTATTAGTCGTCATTTTTCTTATCATTTGTTTCGCCGCGTACATCAAAATGAAATTTCGTTTTTGGACACTGCAACCAGTTTTCCACTTTTACGATTTTCGCTATTATCTGTTTCCACCAGGAATTATTGATCATGAACTTCCAGAAAAAAACAAGTATTGCAATTTTAATGCAATTGAAACACTCAAATATGAATCTGTGAGCGAGCTTAAAATGAACAAGTTTGTCCGTTTTATATGCGCCAATTACTTGCAAAACCAGGGAAACTGTTACGAACCAAAGAAAAATAATATTATGCCATATTTTGAAGGGCATAATGCGTCTAGTTTTTTCTCTTTTTACTACGAAGATGAACTTCTAGTAAGCTTAAAAAAAGGCACTACAACTCCAACGAGAAAACTAGTTGGAATAATGACAACGCGACCTCTCACTGTTGTTATAAACAGCTCAAAAAATCGCTCATTGTTTGACGTATATTACGTTGATCATTTGTGCGTGGATAAAATGTATCGCAAGAAAGGCGTCGCCGCTCAAATTATTCAAACGCATCATTATAATCAAAGACATCATAATAGACAGATTGTTGTTTCGTTGTTTAAGAGAGAAGACGAGTTGACCGGAATCGTTCCTTTATGTGTGTATAATAGTTATGGATTTGAAATGCATGGTTGGACCAAACCCATAGATTTGATGCCTAGTATGGCTCTAGTAGAATGCGGCAAGTCAAACATACATCATTTATTTGATTTCATGAGAGAAAATTGTGCGGCAAAGTTTGATATATGCATTCAACCAGAAATTTCCAATTTATTAGAGCTTATAAGGTCAGGGAATGTGTATGTTTATATGATTATTGAGGCGGGATACGTCAAATGTGCATATTTTTACCGAAAATCGTGCACATTTATTCGTGAAAGTGTTGAAGCAATATGTTGCTTTGCGTCTATTAATTGCTTTGACGCGGGAGAAACAGATGTATTTATTCATGGTTATAAAGTTGCACTTTGGAAGATTTGCGAGAAGCATGGGTTTTGCTTCACAGTTATAGAAGAAACGTCTGATAACGGGTTGGTTGTTTCGGCATTGAAAATGAGAACTAAACCAGTTATTGTAAGTCCAACTGCTTATTTCTTTTATAATTTTGCGTATCACACATTTCAACCTCAAAAGGCACTTATATTACATTGATTCCTCGCACATCTTACCAATTGCTATCATTTCTTCCTTTTTTTGAAGGCTAAATGACTTGGCATTCTTCTTTTGCCTGCGCATCTTGTTAAGCTCATTAATATCGCTCATTGAACGCGATGCAAATAACTGCGCACCACAATCCATAATATATATTTGATTTGTGTGATCTTGATAAGAACTTGGAACGTCTTCTTCGTCAAAGCTAATCATTCCACAATCATCCACGAATTCCTCGTTGTCTGGCGGCTTTGAACAACGAGGATGGTTGCATTTTATAGTATACACATAATCAGTAAAAAATGTCGTCGCGCTTTCTCTGTTATTAAAAAGATACACGGATGGTGGATTAAATGTCGTGACTGGTCCAAATTCATCGCACTCGCTTACCTCGTGACAACCATTGTGCTTTGTATGAACTACCATACAAGCAACGCTGCTTGGATTGCAGTAAGACGGAGACTCTGCAGTTTTGGGTATTTGACTAGAAACGGACGACCATATTGATGCGGCGTTGCAACATGCACGTGACATTTAGTATTATTAGTAATATTATGTTTAAATCAATATTATTAATTAATAACACGTCCACCTCCAATATTTTTAATTGACTTTCCCAAAATTGCTCCACTGTTTTTAATTGTCCCACCATTATTAATAGTTCCATTGTTTGTGATAATTGCTCCAGGTTGGTTGACAACGCTATTTTTTCCAAACATTTGAGTTGCAAAAACGGTAATTGTGCCGTTGTTAATAATGTTTCCATTATTTGTCAATGAATAATTAGTTATAAATGGCTCAGCGTTAGTTTGTGAGAAACCATTTGTTTGTAGTTCAAAACCGGCCGGGATTGTTAAGGTTTGATTAGCCAAAATATTTGAGTCTCCTTTTAACGACCACGTTGTGCCGTAGAGAATCGCAATTGTTGATAAAGGAACCGCTCCAGTCGTTGATGAAGCGAAGACCGCGTTAGACGGTGGGGTCTGTATGATGGCTTGAGATTGAGCTCGAAGTTGAGCTTGAAGTTGAGATTGAAGTTGAAGTTGAGCTTGAAGTTCAGCTTGAAGTTCAGCTTGAGATTGAGATTGAGATTGAGATTGGAATTGTGATTGAGTTGGTCCCGAGGTCGCAGCAGGGTTTGGTCCTCTACTTAAATACAAAAATGGATGATTTTGCATGTTTTTAATTGTTCCCGAAACTGGTCTATACAATAATGTACGAACAAGCATTATATTAAACCTGTCATTTGCGACCCTATATTGACGCATTTTTCCTCTAAAATATGACATATATAATATATAAATATTATTATATTATATACAAAATAATTAAATGTTGATAGAGTAACAATTTAGCGCACGTATTTGCCGACGCGCACAAAAGAATCAACCACAAAAATAATAAATATTCCTAAAAAACAATACAAAACGACTTCCTCCGTTACGTTTCCAGTGCGTTCATC